CCCTGTAGAGCCCGTAGGACCAACTACAGTGCTGTCTGCACCTGTAGGTCCAGTTGAACCTGTTGGTCCTGTAGGACCTGTTATGCCCTGCTCTCCTTGGATGCCCTGTATGCCTTGCGGTCCCGTAGGACCTGTCGCACCCGTAGGTCCCGTTGCTCCCGTACTACCCGTAGCCCCTGTGGGACCAGTAGAGCCTGTCGCTCCTGTTGCACCAGTTGGTCCCGTTGGACCAGTAGCACCAGTGCTACCAGTAGGACCCGTAATACCTTGGATACCCTGGATACCTTGTGCACCTGTTGGACCTGTAACTCCTCGGTTGCCCTGTGGACCTTGAGCGCTGTCAACAATAACAACGGTTTCTTCTGGACCTTCAATAATAACATTTGTAGATACAATGTCATCTTCAATAATTACAACTACGTCTGACATTATCGTGTCACCTGCGGAGTTACAATAAAACGACCTTCTAGAATACGAGTTACTTCTCCACCAGATGAAGTAAGTTCAATGTCATAAACCCAGCGACCAGCAGATACAGTGTTCATTGTGGTAGCAGGAACAGAGACAGATACACGACCTAGGTTTGTCATGGTTGCTGATGTGATGTTAAGTAAAGTTGTGTTTGAGGATGTGGAACGGCGAACCTGCATAGCGAAGGTGTAGTCCGATAAGTTCCATGGAGTGCCATCAGTCTCAACACGGAAGTTGAGATTAAACGTTGCACCCTGTTCGGCTACAATGTTGTGCTTACCGCTCATACTTCATCCTTAAGGTGTAAGTTAATGTGTTCATCTAAACGTTGTTCAATCCTGTCCACCGTACGGGCAATGTCTGGAAGCGAACGTCCACCATTAGCCGTAGGCTGAATAGGATATGTCTGGTCTTTAATAAAGTTTTTTAGTGGGTTAACAATTAACCACTTGCCTAATGCGGCAATGATACCTAGGGCTAACGATACAACTGTTAGCGATTCTAATAATGTCATACCGTGTTCACCGTATAACCAGCAGCCTCAAGGTCATCCTTCTCGGCTTCAGTTACTTTGTATTCGTGTCCACCAAGGTAGACAACACTGGCTTGTTCTAAATCATCTTGCCAAGGGTACTGCTCTTCGTACCAATCGTTACCAATCTTGTAGACGGTAATCCCACGCTTTAGTGTGTACCGCCAGAACAACCAGCCACCACCTGCTGGTCCCTGGTCCACTGTAGGTGGTACGAATAGATAAGCCATTATGTTTTCCTTCTATGTTAGAAACATAACCCCACCCCCAGGACCGCTATGTGACCTGGGGATGAGATTAGTGTCGCTAATTAAGCAATGCTTGAAGCAGACTCAATGCGGAACAGTGCCTCATTGCGGTATACTGCGTGTCCTAGAACACCGTACCAACCGATTGGACGCTGACGCATCAACTTGTCAACGACTGGACCAATAACCACGTGTGGTTCTTCGGCAACAGCCTCAGCAAGTGCTTGCTGTCCTGCTAGGAATGTGCGGTAAACAGGAATGCTGCTATCGCCATCATTAGCCTTGCGTAGACGAGGTGATTCAATGAAGTATGCACCTTCAAACTGACCAATTTCGCCAGCCCAGATTGCATCATTGCTCTGGTACTCGTGTGGGTTACGCCATGAAGCAGCACCAGTTTCGGCACGAAGGTCATGGGATACTTCTGGGTGAATACCACACCAGTAAAGTGAACCCTTACGTCCGTTAGCCTTGTTGCTGCGCAACTTAGCAACAGCCTTGCGGATGTCAGCAGCAGAGATTGTGTCATCTGAGGTGATACCTGAAGTTGTTGTTGCGGTTGTTGTTCCACCAGTTGCGTATAGTACGTTGGTACCTGTTAGAAGTGCATCCTGTGCTAGTTCATCAATGGAATCAGCCATGTTGAATGCAAGGATGTTAGCAACTGCTGGGTCAACGTCTGCAAGAGACATCAACTGCAACTTGCGAGTTACTACAGTTGCGTTACCGTACTCGTTTAGAGTTACGGTTACGATGTCTGGAGTAGCAAGTGCAACTGCTGCTGGGTCTACATCTTCTGACAAAGCAGTCTTAGCAACAGCAAGGTCGTTGTAGATTTGTAGCGCAACACTTGAACCAGGCATTGCCTGACGTGCTGGCTTCTTGTCCGCTACTGAGCGGATGAGTGGGGTTGCACGCAGTTCAAATTCAACAAGGCGGTCGTAAGCCTTCTGAACTAGACCTGCGGCGTTTGACGGGGTGAAAGCACCAACGTTGTTAGCGGAAGCGTAAGCGCCACCACCAAGACCACCGTTAGTACCAGCACTACCACCTGATAAGCCTGTATTCGGCATAATATATTTCCTTAGGGGTTAGATTGATTTGCGATTATTCAACGCCTTGGCTGTAAAGGAAGTTAAGTAATTCCTCTGCAGAGCCAGCGTTATTCATGATGTTGAATGCATCATTAACATCATCTGGAGAAATAGCCCCAGATGTTACTGCATCTATTTGACGCAAAGCAGCGTAGTTTTCACTTTGTTCTGCTGATTGTTGTACAGGTGCAGCAACACCAAATAGTTCACCGTTATCAGTCAGCCAGTTACTGATGCTGTCCGAGGACATTTCAATATCTGCTGGAATGAATTTGGCAACCTTTGGGTTGACACCTTTCTCCGCCAAGACTTGGCTGATTGTTGCTTCCCGTTGGAATTTGCGCAATGAATCCAATTCGGCTTGCAACTCTTTGAGTTGTTTGTCTTTCGCACGTTCGGCACGGCGGACTTTCTTGAGTACATCATCAGATGAACCACGTGATGGTGCATCGTCATAGTCCTCAAACTCTAAGTCATCGTCCCAGTCTTGATTATTGTTGCTCATCGCAACTATCTCCCTTACATTAGTTGTTGTTCGTACATGTCTCACTCCTACACAGGGGTATGTAGGTTGGTATGTACTACCGCTCTTTTACTCAGTGGGGGCGGTTAATCCACTGAGAGTTTTATGCTTGTCGTTTGCGACTTAGTGAACCAGTCGTGATACCAGAAGTACCACCGAACTGTGCACGAGCCTGTGAGCGAAGTCGTTTGGCTGATGCTGATTCCGCACCAGTTAATGCTTCGGCTTCAAGTTCTCTTTGCGTAGGTGCTGTTCCACCAAAGGTGCGAGCAGCCTGTTGGATGCCACTACGTTCACGAGCAACTTGCTGGAATCCCTTAAGTGCACTCTCACGAGTAACACCTTGCTTGGCAAGGTCCTCAAGGTTGGACTCTGCCCTAACACCAGCAAGTTTGGCAGATGCTGCAATGCCAGCAGCACCAATCTTAATCTGCTGTTGAATAGAATCTGTCTGACCAGTAACTAAAGCCTGGGCTAACGAGGCATCATCAACGCTTGGGAACTGTTCTCTAATCTGTTCCTTCAATGCTTCGTCAGCATTGTTAATTGCAAAGTAAGCGTTATCTATTCTTGAGGTTACTTCCTGAACGGATGTGTCACCACCAATAAATCTTTTAACATTCTCTGAAGTTGCTAAGTTTCCGAATCCTGGCTTTGACCTTAGAGCCTGAGTGTAAGAATCTTCCAGTGCCATGTAGTTGCGGATATTCTGGAATGCTTCACCAACGGGTAGTCCCTTTGACGTGGCTTCGTTACGCTTCTGTAGGTAGGTAGAGAACCTATCACGAAAACCAGCAAGTTCTGGGGACTCTGTGTCAGTAAGAATCAAGTTGTAGATATTTGAATCGTCCCAAGAAACCATGTTGGTATCAACATACTTTTTACCAACTGAGTAGAGATTATTAATCCACTGGTTCTTTGCAATATCTAAACCAGTTAGTTGTGCAAATATCTTGGCAAACGCCTCTTCATCTTTGAAAGCCATTTAGAATCCCATCGCAGAGGCTAGACCAGAAGCAAATGTTGATGCTTCCTTTTGTGCGGTTGTTGTGTTTCGGAACTCTGACATTCCTCTTAGTTGCTTGTAGAAGTCACCATATGATGGTGTCTTATCTGAAGCCAATATGTTTTGAATTGTTGGATTAGTTAGTGAGATGCTTTCCATGTCCTGCTCAAATGTATCAGCCATTAACTTGATGTATGGGTTTACCAAATCACGAACAGTTACAGTTGAGTCAGTGTTAATGCGGTCTGCAAAGTTCTTGTATAGTGACGCTGCTTGCTTGCGTACTTCCATTGCTGCATCATCAGCAGTTACTTCACCTTTAATAACACGGCGAACATCTGAAAGGATGTCACGGTCACTGCGAATGATACCCATGTCATTTGAATACTGGCGAAGAGTATCTTGAATCTTTCCTGCTTCTCCGCTTAGGTCTACACTTTCTTGACCAGCAAGCATTCCCTCAAGAACGGTACCTTCGTACTTGCCAAGGAAATCTTTTTCATCAAACTTTTTAACAGTAGTTGTTACTGTCTTACCACCCTTACGAGTGGTTTTAGTTACAGTACCAGCCTTAGACGCAGCATTAAGTTCTTTAAAGAATCTAGTCTTCTCTGCATCAGTAGCCTTACGACCAAAGGTTGAAAGTAATGTTGAATCAATTAGTGTGTCAGATAATGTTTTGTCATACTGCTGAATGTTTACACTTGTAGTAGGTCCTCCACCGCTACCACTACCAGTTCCTTCAACACCTTCAATACCTTCAGAATTTATTTGTGAAAGAATCTGGAACGGACTTGTCGCACTATCTGAACCATCAACAATGGCAGTCCAGAAAGACGAAGCCTTCTTGAATCCCAGTGACTTGCCGTACTTAGCGTAGGCACTGTTGATTACATCCATCTGAGACTTCGGTAGAGTTCCAGTCTTGAATGCTGACTTAGCGTATGCCTTGGACTTGTAGGTGTCTGCAGTCTTGCCACGCTTGGCTGCTGGTCCACCAGTTAAGGTCGTACCAGGCTGCCATAAGATACCATCTTGCTCTGTCGCTGTTGCTGTAACACCAGGCAGTGGAGTAGTAGAGCCTTCAGTTATACCAGGTAAATTAATTGGTTCTGGTTTTTTAATACCTGAATTATCCGTTCTAGCCATTAGTCAATACTCACAATCTCAGAGTCATAGGATAGGGGGTCGTTTTCCAAGTAGTATTTAAAGAAGTTCCCAAACTCTGGTACTTGGTTAGTTAGGTCTTCTGCAACACGTTTTTGCTCAGCCTTAATTCCCTCAAACTTTGCTGAATCAATGTCAGCATTTGGGTTTGAGTCAATCTCTAAACGAGCATTAACTAAGTCTTTACGTAGGCTCATGTAGTAGTAAACAGCCTGATGTAGGTCACTGTTCTTGACTACACCATTAACATACTTCTCATTACCAAGGAACCTAAAGATAGCCTTGACATTGTTGTTAGCCTTCTGTGTGTTCATGGTTCCACTGTCAGCAAGCCATGCTGGATATCTTTTACCAATGGCAATCTTTGCTTGCTTGTAGTTTTCCTTGGCTTGCTTCTCGGTTATTTCACCAGCAGCAACCTGAGCATCAAAGTAATCCTTAGCAGCAAACTGTGCCTTGAATCCTTGATTAACTTCAACTTCACGCTTAGCCTCATCAGGGTCAGTTAGTTTAGCCTTAACTGCACCAATACCACTAACCTTTGATGAGTATAGTTTAGAGTTGGCAACTGCGCTGTAGTCTTTAACAGGGTCACCAGCGTTAAGCATCGCACCAGCAACCTTAGTATCTCCAACTTCTCCATAAGCATTGGCAAATGCTTCAGAGTATTTGTTTAAGTTGTTGAGAGTCTGTGGTGTAGACAGGAATCCAAAAGGATTCTGTTCACGTGGTGTGAACTGAGCAATAGATGCACGTTCAAAACCATACTGGCTAATGAACTCAAGTAAGCCATGGTCTTCACTTAGACCATTGTTAACTGCATCCTGCTTCATAATGCGTAGGTCTTTGCGTAGTTCTTCCTGTTGTGTGGAGAACTTAGGAGCAGCAACGTAGCCAAATGCAGAGAACATAGCCTCAGCAAAGTTCATCTGAGTAGCAGCACCCATAGCCTGTGCCAACATCTCTGCACGCTTCTCATCAGTTAATGGCTCAGGATTGTATGGGTCACGCTCTGAATCCCACTTAGCGAAGATATCGTTGTAGGCAACGATTACTCTGCGGTTGTAACGCTCAGTTGCCATAGGGTCAATAGCGCCTATCACATCACTGATAACTGGAATTTCACTGGCAGCAAGGCTACGCATCCAAGAGTTAGGTGAGATTGCAATACTTAGCAATACTTCACTGGTGCTCATGTCCTGCTGTGACTTGTAGTAAGGGAACAACTTCTTGCGCAAGAACTCTGGGTCTACACCCATCTTTGTTAAGAATAGTTCTGGGTCATAGTCTTTACCGCTTAGAGAGTTAAGGACAGTTGCAGCACCAACATCAACAAGTGGTCCACCTGCTTCAGGAACAAACGGGATGTATCCATTGTTAATCAAGTCAAAGGACGAGATTGGTGTATTAAGAGATACGCCTTCTGGAATATCCTTACCAAAGAACCTTGCAACAGCAGTAGGTATAGTTACCTTTACAGTGACATCTTGCGCATCAAAAGGATTAACAGTCTTTACTTCTCTACCGTTTTCATCTTCAACGCTAAATACTCTAGCAGGTGATTGGTAAATCATAAAGTAACGTGCTGCGGCAGATGGGTTACGAAGTGTATATCCAAACCAGTAACGGTTAGAGTTCTGCTTAGCCATATAGAATGGTGATATGAAACGCAGTACTTGACCAGGGTCTGTGTATCGCTCAACGCTGTATAGGCGTTCCATTAACATCTTGTAGGCAAAGCGATGTGACTGTGTTTGTATTTCTCCAGACATATTCTGAATCTGCTCAGGTGTATAACCTTGACTCTGCAATAGTTTGGCACGGCGTTTGCCTTCAGCCTTGTACATCATGCTGTAGTAAGGATGACGAACTAAAGTATCTTCAGGTCTTGTACCAATTACATCAAATATCTTGTTGACAACTCCACCCCATGCGGTGCGGAATGAACCTGAATCACGGTCTGCTAGTGTATCTCCAACAACAGTTGCACGTTGTGACTCTGGAATCTTAAGCATATCTTCTGCTGTAAGTTCTCCCTTTAGTGCTTTAGCACGTAATCCAGGAGTAATGTTACCAGCCTCGTCTACAACACCATCAACTATGTTGCCATCAATGCCTACCTTGGGCATTACGTTATCAACGATTAGTTGAATTTCAGTTACCATTCTTCTGATTGGGTCATTTACACCAGCAGCACGGTACTTTCTTAGGTCATACTGCTTGGTCTCACGCCATTTAACTGCTGAAGGGTCCTTGCTTTTAGCCCAAGATACTACTTCATCAACGCCAACATCTTTAATAAACTTCTGTGCAACGAAGTCGTTCATGTGGTGATTAGCAAAGTCAGCCGCCGCTTCTGCCCAGATTGGTTCGCTTGGAGTAATCTTGCGCTCACGCACTCTACCATTAATCCATCTTGAATCACTTACACGCTGTGAGTCAAAGATAGTGCGCATACTACTCTGTGATGCACTGGCTTCCTTGGACATAATCTGACCAATAGGACCAGCACGGAACCCATCAATAAATACACCAGGAATAACTTCATACTGTTCAGTACCTGCAGCAACAACCTTTGGATTAATAGTCTTGTTGGCTATTAACTCATCAATGCGTCCACGTAAACCTGCACGTGTTAGTGCAATCTGAGATAGGTTCTGGATTGAATCATCCATACCACGGAATGAATCAAGCGTTGACTCAATGTATTCACGTAGTTTAGGAGGTATTGACTGGTAATCATCAGCAATTCTAATATCTTCAAGTGCATCATACTGTTCACGAACTCGCTGTTGGAATACACGCAAGGTGTCAAACACTACGGTTTCATCTGCAGATATGATGATGTTTCTAGCGTTAGTGATGTCACCACTTGACAATGAGTCGTAAAGTTCTAGAGATGCAGGGTCTTCAATACCGATATCGTCAACGATACGGTTTGGAAGGAACTTTAACTGGCGCAATGCTTTTTCAAACGCACTATTAGGTAGTGTATTTACCTGTCCGTACCTTTCGGTGACAGCACGTGAGTTATCTAGAGCCTGTAGTAGGTTGCCAGACAGACTATCTGATGAACCTCTGAAGGCTTCATCAATATCTCTGTACAATCTTTTAGCATCTTGATTTAATCTTGGGTATTCTTCGTTAAATACTATGTTTGCTGCTTTAGCGTTAGCCTTATTGTTTCTTCGTGCAATGGCACGGGTTCTTATACCCTTTTCGTAGGTTCCGCTAAGGACTTCGCTAACAGATAGGTCAGAACTTCTAGCAAATTCAAATGCTTCAGCAATTACTCGCTGCCAACCTTCAGTAACGTTACGTGAAGTGTACTTAAAACTCATAAGAGTCGTAGGTTTCCAGATTAAAGTGTACAAACTTTCGGTAAGGTACTCTGCACTGTCTCTTGTTTTGACGGCACGGTCTCTTATGCGCTGCGGAAGTTCTTCACTTGCAGTAAGTTGACCAATTTTTCTTTCAAGAATCTCATCAACGACTTTTGATGGAGACTTACCAGCGTAATCTTCTGGATTAAGTCTAATATCATCAAGTAATAGTTTGAATACATTGGAGTTCTCACGAAGAACATCGTTAAAGATTTCCATATCCATGCCAACGTGCAGTGTTGGAACCTGAGATGTGGTTGTAGGCACATCAGATAGCAAGTCTTTGGCTACCTTGCGTGCATTAATTACATCAGCCTCGTCAACTTTTGTTTTGTTGGCGTTAGCAGAAATCTCTTTTGCAATTTCATCCACATAATCTTTGATTAACTCAACAGTTACTCTATTGCCATACTCATCAGCAATGGTGTAGTTAGGGTCATCAATGATACGAGACATTGTTTGACGCTTGTAGTTGTTTGACTGACGAGCCATAGTTATGGCAAGTTCTTCAAGTAAATTAATTTCATCGTCTGACATGTCAGGAGTTGCTACGTGCTTCTTAACCATAGCGGCAACAGTTGTTTCTTGTAGTTTATTAAACCACTGAAAGCGTTGGGCTTTGTTTCCGTCTGCAGGAAACGTGTTGAAAATTGTACGTTGCGCCTGAGCGGACAAGCCACCAAGTTTACCAGTCTGACGTACACGAGCACGAGCCTCTAAAGATGAGCGGTCACCAACTACTGCACCAATACGAGCAACACCTGCTGGTCGTTCACGTAGTGGCTGTGATGGATTGAACCAACGAAGGACACGAACACCAGTTCCGTCCTCAACCACACCCCAGAAAGACTCATCAAACTTAATAGAGTTCTTAATTTTCTGTGCTTCAACAACTGCATAAGGCGACCAGGTTACATCTTTAAAGATACCTTGCACGGATTCGTCTGAGTTAACTAAACGAGTTAGGAAGTTTGACTGCCTTGTTGCCTTGTCTAGTTGCTCTTGTAGTTGTGCTTGTTCTACGTACTTAGGAGCACGCTGCGCTGCAGCCATCTCAACGCTGTAAGGTAACATGAACTCTGTTGAGTCAGCATCTTCAACAACGGTCTTACCACGAAGGTACTTATCAACTTCGGATTTGCGACCTTCAATGTTGTCAACTAGGTTAGCAAGGCTTTCGCTTTGCACACGAAGTGCATCACGTGCACGCTCGTCACCAATACCAACCTTCATAAAATTAACTAGGTAGGAATCGTCACCAGTTTCAATGGCTAGACGTGCTGCTTGCTGTGCAACTTTTGCTGAACTTTCACCCATCTGTGAACCAGAAATCATTGGGTGAGCAGAAATTCTGCTAAAGTTATTTACATTAGCCTTGAAGTAATCAATAGTTTGACGTGCGGTATTGTCTTTACCAAGTAAGGCATCATCAAGTTCTTTACTCAGCACTGGCATTGTCTTGCTGGTTACAGGACGTGTAACGATTGAACGCCGTGCTAATGCGGCACCACGACCTGCTACTGCAAGTGGGTCAAGGAATAACGAAGTTGCAAAGTCAGAAGCAAACGAGATATACTTCTGTGGACCACGTGAGAAGTAATCTTTTACTTCAGTTGAGTCTGCCCAGTCAATCTTATCTGTGCCTTGGTCTCCAGCAACTAATGAGCCACCAACAAATCCAACGATGGACTGTCCAGGAGAAACCTGGCGTGATGTGTTGTATGCGGTCTTCCATGTGTTAACGTCAAAGAAGCCACCGTCAATGTCATCACGGTAGTCAGCGTTGGAAGCAAGGAATGCAGTTGACAATGGACGTGAAACAATCTCACGATATGGAACAGTTAGATACTCTAGGTTCTTTAGGACCTGACTACCAGCAACTTTCCAAACACCAGTGTATGCCTTTAGTACGTTTCCGTCAGACTCACGAACAGCATTTGCAAGTGAAGAAATAAAACCAGTATCTTCTGGTGTCGCTGGAGGAGGAGTTGTGTTACTCATTCTCATCCTCTTTTACAAGTGCGCCACTATTGATGTTTACAAGTTCGTTGATGAAAGCATTACGCTCGTTATCATTTTCCCAAGGTAGGGTAGCAAATGCCATTACAAAGTCTGGGTCAGAAATACCAAACATGTTAACAAATGCTGCAACATTGTTTGCTAACTTCACTAGACGATACCATCCAATTCGTTTGCAGCATTTACATATTTTACAAAGTTCTTAAATGTGTCAGGTGCATCTGGGTTACTTGCTTGCTCATTAAGCATTGACATGTACTTAGACACCATCTTGTAGCGACCAGTAACTTCTTGAGTTGGAGTAAACCCTGGACCGAATGAAGCACCTGCGGTGATTGGTTCGTCTGGTCGTTCTGTTGGTGCAAAAAGATTTGTTAGTTGCTGAGGTGGGGCAGCAGGTACTGTTGGCGATGGTACGTTAGGGGTTGGATTTCCCTGCATTGCTGCACCTGCCTGTAGGTCTGCTAGTTCTTTACGTTCCCCGTACTTACCGCCACCTGGAATTTCTTTAGCAGCCTGAATAGGACCACCATCGGTACGGCGTGAAAGAGAACCTGGACCTGATACTGCAGCAGGGTTTGCTGGCTTACGATATCCACCTTTAGCCATTATTGTCCTCTTTCAACTATCTGGATTTTTCCACCAGTATTAATATCAAATTTTTTAGCAACATTCATTGCTTCTGTAATAGTTGCACCTTGGGCTAAAGCACCAAGTGCGTAGGCTGCGCCAGTTCCTATGCCGTACAAACCAGTATTGGTTTCTAGTACCGCATAATTACCAGCGACATGAAATACTCTCCCGTTGAAACCAACTAGGAAAACAAAGTCTTCATCTTCTTTTAGTGTGATGCCAGACTCTTCGTGTTGTCTACGCATCTCTGGAATAAACTTTGACACCATAAAGGTGTAATGTTCGCTTCCGTCATAGTATGGTGGTTCCCACCCGTACAAGATAACGTCACAGCATCGTGAGTTACCTGCACCAGCCATAACATAGTCACCAACTTCAACAACCTTCTTCATGCTGTTGTGCATGTATGGTCGTTCGGTATCAGTTACTTGTGCATCAGCAGCAAAGGTAAACCCTTTACGCTTTTTGATGGCAATGATTGTAGTCATTATCCACCTAGTTGCGCTAAGATATCCTGAATGTTAGGTGCCCCAGGGGATGCTGCAACAGGAGCACCACCCATAGTATCGGGTCCTTGTGCTTCAACTGGAGCACCCTCGCCTGGGGCTGCTTGTGGGGCACCGCCCATTGCAGCCATCATATCTTCTGGCGTTAGCGGTGCTTCTTGAGGCGTTTCTTCTACTTCTTCTTTTTTGAATACTTCCATTACGGAATCTTCAACGGTCTTACCATTGCGGCGTGCGTCAATTACCTGAGCAATCTTCATCACGATATCCGATGGGTCCTGACCTTGGGCTGCCATTTGTGGGATAGCAGTTGAGGTTGCGTTAAGTGCACCCATAAGTGCGCCACGCATTTTCTCAATGTCAATGCGTTCAATCTCCTTGGATACGTTTACGTTCCATGGAAGTTCCTGCATTACAAATTCTTGTGAAATTAGGTTTGCCTGTAGTGCCTGTAGGCTGAAGATAAGGGCACGTGATGGGTCAAGACCTGACATCAGACCGTAGCGCACCTGTACGCTGTAGTCTTCCTTGATGTCTTTTTCTGGGCTGTACTTCAAAACATATGGAGCACCGTTGTAAGTCATCTGTGTTGACTTCTCGCCAGGGAATAACTTCTCGTCCATTTCCATGGCTAGTGCCATGACATCCTGCAATGTTTCTGCAAGGATTTGCTGACCAGCCTTAATTTGGGAATCAAAGCCACCAAGAAGTGCCTGAACACCAGAGCCTGTAATTACGGATGCGTTTACGCTACCTGAGCGACCTTCTGGGTAACGAGCACCCATGCGCATTTCTTGCTCAAGAATCTGTTGTTCTTGGAAGGCACCCATAGGGATTTCTAAACCAACACGGCGAACACCCTGTGGGTTGGCAGTACGCATAACTGCATCAGGACCGAATGCAAACTCTTGCATATCCTGTGGAACAACCATTGGCGCATTAACTGATTTCTCAGCAGCGTCCATGGCTAGAAGGCTAAAACGTGCACGAGCAATCTGTGCCCAGATGACATCATCAAACTGACCACGTGGGTCTTCAGTGTCAATGCCTGGACGCTTGGCAATACGCACACTTAGTTTACCAAGTGGGTTCTTTGCCTTACGTAGGGGAAGGTTTCCTCGCTGTGGAAGAAACAGGACTACCTGGTCTTTGTCCTCGTAACGAATCAAATCAAGTAGAGTGCCGAGGTCAATATCTCTGCGGTCATTTCCACCAAGGATTTGGCGTTCGTACTCTGGGAACTCAACAATAAGTTCACCAATGGACTTTAGGTAACGCTTGCTATATGAAACACATCGTCCGTAGCGGTCATATTCTGGGTAAGCACCCAATGGGTTTTCTACACGAATGCGTGGCATACGAGCCTCAAAGTCAGGCTCTACAACAAACGGCAGGAAGGCATAGGTATTATACCAATCTGCGCCTGTATACATCTGGGTTTGTAACCCAGAAAATTCAACGTAGTTGTTGACAATCATGGAACGCAAGTTAGCGTTCTTCTTTGCCCTGTCAGATGTTACGTCAGGTGTCTGACAATTAAACGATGGCAGTGGAGCCAATACTTCAGCCAAGTCACGAGCAACAACGTCAACGAAGTTGGCAATCATCGGCTTGTTCATGCCCTCAGGGAACATGTCAGGGTATACCGATACCATGTCACCACGGCGTACAGCAGTGATATCAGCCATACGCTGGTCACGTACTGAGTATCGCTGGCGTAGGTAAAGTACCTTGTCAGCGACCTGTTCCATTGAGAGTGCCATGAATATCCTTAAAGATAAGTTGTAAATTGTTCCATTGCTAAATCGTCAAGATTAACAACTGCTTGTTTTGCCATCTGTCGTTGAGTAACAAAGCGGCTAGTTGCGTGCCAGATTTGATTCCCAGAGTGCTGAATCATTTCCTTGGCTTTAATCTCGCAGAACCACAGAGCCATTACAACGTCTGTAGGGTTACGAGTTCCAGGCTTCCAAGTAATCAACTGATTGATTAGAGCCTTGATACCCTCGTGGTATTGAGGGTCTGGTAGTTCAATAAGGTTATCTCGGTTGTGCTTGGCGTTTGTCATAGTGCCAAACAAGCCCTGCATAGCAGCCACACCGAAGTCAGTGTCCCACTTGTTCTTACCAGTGAAGTGACTGGAGAACCTTACGCCCTTGTTAGCCAGATACTGGCGGAACTCTTCGTCCACCTCGTACATCTTCTGGTGGGCGTTGATTTCAATACGCAGTTCTACTGGGCGGTAGGTGTTAATCCAGTCTTCAATGATTGCACGAATCTTGCCAGGTGTTGGGTCTGACATATTGTAAGCATCTAGGACTAGACGCTTACCAGACTGACGGTCTACAGCGTAGACAACTAGAGCAGTCTTTCCTGCCATAGCAGGGTCCATGCCAATTAGCGTGACCCATTGTCCGTCCCGTGGATGTCCAGGCGCTCCCATGCGGAGAGGACCAGGCTTACGCATACGGTTAACACAGGCGTTAACAATCGTTGGATTAAAAATTGCGTCATCGTCTATGTCCTGTTGCTGGTAAACTAAAGCCCATGTTGAGGCTGTTACCTCGCTACGTCTTGCAAAGAGTGCTGGTCCATCCCACTTCTGGTAGTAACCATCTTCATCTGGCACAGCGTCATCATCGCCATCCCAAGGACGGTCTGAGCGCTCCCAGAGGGTAACCCATTTATTTGGGTCATCGTCAATCTCAAGTGCGGCTGGCATAGCCAGACGTGTAAACGGGCTGACACCACCAGACCAGTGTTCTGGGTTTCTAAGTTCTCGGTATAAATCTACAGCCCCGATACGAGTGCCTACAATGAGCAACTTGCCGTTCTTACCCAGACGGGTGATTACTTCCTTCTGGAGCCACTCTAACTGCTTCTCCCACTCGTGGGCGTTGGCAGTAGTGATAACGTCATCAAGGATGATGAGGTCAGCACGAGCACCGTAAATCTGACCACCAATACCTAGCGCCTGAAGCGTAGGGTCCTTTTCGGATGAGTCACGGGCTTCTTGACCTAGGTAGACCGTATCGGTTTTCCAGGTGTCAGAGTCTTCTTTCCAACCACCAGAAGGTCCATAGACCTGCTGCAACTTGGCATAGCGTGGATGGCTAAGTCGCTGCTTGATGGAGTAGACGAACTCACGGGCTTTATTTAAAGTCTTGGACACCACAATGATACGCACGTTGGAATCCATAGCAATACGATAGGTGCTATAGCCTACGGTGATTACGGTGGATTTTGCGTGCTCAGGTGGCACATTAATTAAGATACGGTTCTTGTTGCCCTTTTCATAGGACATGGCTGGATGGAGCCAACTAGGCTCCCTTCCCTCCAGAACGTCAATCCAGTCCTGCTGGTGAGGGAATACTTCGTTACCTAAGAACTCTTTGGAGAATGTGGCAAAGTCTATGTTCTTGCCGTTCTCGCTGCCTAGCGTGACCTTCATTAGGTCTGAGCCAGCAGTTCGGGCTATCTCTAGGTTTTTGGCAAACATAGGGTCTGTGAGCCACTTTTTTAGAACATCGGGCTTGCGCCCCACCATAGCAATAGCGGCTCGCACCTCAATGCCAGTTTCTACATGGGCTATAACTTTGGACTTATCTTCTCTGAGGCGTACCACATTATGGTGCTCTGCACCGCCTTTGGCTGCCATATGAAGTTATCCTATCTAAAGCATTCACCTAATATCAAGTTCAAATAAAATGATATAAAGAACTTAATATAAGAGCGCCGAAAGGCGCTCATAATAGCAGCCCCCAAAGGGCTGCTTTAGGTTGTTAAAGGCAGCCACAAAAGGCTGCCATTAGGTTGTGTGCGCAAAGCGCACTTATGTTATTTTATCCTACATATATACTAACCCTGTTACAAAGGGACTGTAACGTTTCGTTACCAAATTGTTATAAACTATTTTTAAAGTCCTTTATCTAATGGGTTTTAATTGTGTGCCTAATTACAAAATACTGGAAAAAATATTTGATGGGAGTCATATACATACAGCGTCCGACCCCTTAACAACTGGGGGTCATAGGTTTTCCACAGGTTATCCACAGGTGTGGATAAGGTTGTGGATGAATTGTATCCAACCCCTACCCCCTACGGGGGGTGAAAATACTTTATAACAATTCCATAACAACGGCGTGTCGGACTTGACAAGTAATGTCAACACGTTTGGACGGGTGGACTATCTCCCTACCTTCTCCCCCCACCAATTCGGGGCGCACAATTTAATTGGTAACGATTTGATAACGGACGGCGTGTCGCCTTGACATTGGCTTGAAGGTGTGCATTAGCCACAGTTCCACATTATGAAATTAGATAACAGTTTGGTAAAGGTTGCGTGTTTCGTGTCGTTGGGCTTGACAAGGACAATAGACCGTGTATTGTTGTTCTTGTTGGAGGGAAAAGCCCCCCAAAAAATGGAGGTTAGAACAAATGTACGAATGCGAATCCTGCGGAACTGAATCCGCCGAGGCTTTAGAGGCTTGGTATCACTTGAAAGGAAAAGCCCTAGGGGAATACAAGAGCCGTGTGAATGTTTGCGCCGAATGTCTAGCGGAGGTTAAGAACTTTCGCCCACACCATACGAACCCAGCCCTAAAGTGGAGACTAATCCCAGTCTAGTTGGTACGCCTCGCCCCCCTCTTTCGGGAGGGGGACGGGACGGGGTAACTAGCCCCAAGAAACAAGGAGAAAAGACAATGACAGACTTAGAGGCGCAAGTTAACGGACAGATTGAGGAATTACAAGGGCTAACCCGTAACGGTGTGATTGACTGGCTCAATGACCAGTTAGAGGTAGTCACCATTAAGCGCAATGATGAACTTACAGGGCTTGAGATTCTAACCAGTTTCGGAGGTCCTAACATTTGGGTAACCCTAGACTCTAGAGGTTCGGACTGGCTAGAGGTTCGGGGCTACTGGGGAGGCGAGAAGGTCACTAAGGAGGCTTACGCCCCTAAGGTATACGGCGAACTGGTGGCAATGTACGAACTAGACTAGGGGGCTTGGCTCTCCCCCGTGCTTACGGGTACGGGGTAGGGCTTGGCTAACTAGCCAGAACGACAAACAAGGAGGCAACACAATGGAAGAAGAAACAGAGTTCACAACAATTCAAGAGGTACTAGACGGGGCTTATGAAAAGTTCGGCGGTTGGTCAATGTCTGCCAATGACGTTATTAACTGGATAGCCACCGAACTAGACGCACTAGAGGAGGCGAACTAATGCAGGTAACAATGGGTTGGGCGGTTACCGTAGGCGGTATCACGGTCAAGGAATTACGAACACTAGACAGGGCGGAAAGTGTAGCCGAGGAATGGGAACTAAAGGGATACGAGGACGTAGAACTTATGGAGGTAGAACTATGAGCATCAAGGAACTGGCACACCCACTAGGGCGTGAGGCATTACTAGAAACTAACGGGCTTAAGGTAGCCGTGCGGATTATGGACGTAAAGCAAGCCTACGGACGGGTGCGCTACGTTGTAACGCCCCTACACGGGCACGGCACGGCAACAGTTGAGGATTTTAGAGTGGAGATAACGCCGTGACTAAGTGCAACTGTAAGGAATTAGATGATGATTTAATCTTAGAGGGGTGGACGTGTTACGAATGCTACGAAAATAGAGGCACAAACAACTGGAATTGGACACCTAAAGCACGGCGGTTAGGTAGCAACTTAATCGCCCTGTCCTGCCTAATGGCAATCGTAGGCATCATAATGTGGATGTTTATTCTCGCAACAAACTAATTATAACGATTAGATAACGGATACCAAATAGCCTTGACACCTGTCAGGGACACCGATTAACTAGACACAACGACAGAAACTATGGAGGTTTCAAAATGTATAAAGAACTAATTAAGTTCCAACAGTTCCACCAATGTCCACAATGTGGGGATTCGGTGAGAGGTGGATTCAACGTCCCGTCCGTAAGCCTTGACTGGGTATGTCAGGAATGCCACAAGGAATGGGAGGTGGCGTAATGATTACAGTACGCAGACTACCCCACAATGGGGCGTTAGAACTAAGCGCAATGGTACGAGACACGGCAGGGTGGGGCGTGTGGCTAGAACACACAACTTACTACGGCTACGACAAGGCAGAGGCTAAGCGGAGATTCCGTGAACACCTAAGAGAAAAGCACTATGTGCTAGTGAATGACTAGGTTATGGAGGTAACCAAAATGAAATACACAGCGACAGTTACGTTTGATGTCTTAGATTTTGAGGCAGACAGCGTTAAAGATGCAGACAGCAAGATAGATAAGTTGATTGACTTACTATCTGATGCAAGCGAGGCGTGGGATAGCCTCAACTGGGATAACGTGGAATGGAAAGCGGAGGTAACCACAATGAATAAGACACCGCTAGTAGGTAAGCAAGTAACCATAGTATGTGACGAGGCTACGCTACAAGAACTCTACAAGTTAAACGATTACCAATGGGATAACTTTAATGAGGGAGAGTTTATGTTCTTTATCGGTGAGGTAGGGGACACCGAATTGAATGATGAACAAATGGAATTTTACGGAAACAATTAGGAGGTAACACAATGAATGTGCAAGAGTGGGAAGAAAAGTTTAAGCCCGTAGTTAATCACCTAGATAGCAATGCTAGTTGGCAGGACGGTGAGGGCAACGGCATTATGTTTGAAACTTATGGAGATGAGTATGAATTTGTAAACAAACATAAAGAGTCACGACAAGTATGGTCATACCGTGATGATGAGTACGAGGGTTTAATCCTTGTATCAGGTATGGCACATAACCCCATTGGGTATTTCGTTACGGAGATACCTTGGACAGATGAAGATTCAAGTATCATAATTTACGTGGAGGAAAACTAATGAAACTATTCAACAAGCAACAACAAGACACATTCGCACGACTAGATGAACTAATGGTACGTATGGCAAGTGACGAAACGTATGACGAATACATTGTAATCAGAGGAGGTATGAACAATGGATAAGTACGAGGTAACGCAGGTAATTACTTACCTAGTAGAGGCGGATAGCCCTAGTGATGCGCTACACGTTTGGGAAAGTGACCCACGTTGCGGTGTTGTTGAATGGGAATCGGACAAGATTTCCTTAGTTGATGAAAGCATAGAGGTGAACTAATGGGTGACAGATTTACATTCGGTGTAACCGATAGAGGCGGTGACGTGCTGTATCTTTACTCTCATTGGGGCGGAAAGGATTGGGACGTACAGTTAAAGTGTGCATTGTGGGAGGCAGGTACGCATAGCAATAGTAGCGAACGTGCCAACCGTATCTTTATGTCTCAACTGGTAGGTGCATCTTGGGACAGTAAGGCAGGGTATGCCTTTAGTATCAACAACCCAACAGATACAGAGTATGGGTACATACCTATCGTAGATTTCAACAATAGCACCGTTACTTTCTACGAATACTTACAGTATCCGCACAATAAGTTAGGTGATGCGTTACTTAAACTTTCAATCATTGAGTTTATGAATTGCAATGACATACACGGACTGTTGCACTATGCGCAACGTGAACTAGAGGAGGCTAGACCAGATGTCACCGTATGAATTAGATGATGATGAGCGTAACACCGTGTATGCAGAGCCAGAGTTTATCTGTAAGCGGTGCGGTGCGATTGACCCTTGGCACGTATGTGAGGGGTACAAAAGATGACCGCTATGTGTGATTGGGTGTGGCAAGATACCCGTGACGGCTATCACTACTGGACTTGTAACGAACACGGGTGTGTGGATTCAGAGGAGATAGAGGTGGACTTAGATGACGAATGAGATTAACTATCCGAACTATGACGGCACACAGAACTGTGCACGTATGGGTGTGGATGTGTTTTATCAAGACTATGACAACAAGAACACGGCACAGGAGGTGGCAGACTTGAAGGAGTTCTGTTCCACCTGCAACATCCTCAATGAGTGTATGGAGTACGCAATCAAACACGAACGCTATGGATTCTGGGGTGGTACTACGCCATACGAAAGACGAATGATACGTAGCAAACGTAACATCAGACTACAACCACCCGAACAGTATTCAAATAGCAACGCAGAGTATCGTAAGAAAGACACAGAGTATTGGAGTAACCGCTAATGGTAATCAGCACAGTTGAGAAAGAGGATGACGTGTATGAGGAGATACACGTAGAGGTTGAACCTGACCACGCATCTGTATTCCTGGGTAACACCCACTTTTTTATGCACCGTAAAACATTTGAACGCTTGCTATTCACAATGCAAGGTGCATTACTAGAGGAAGAATTACTGGCAGGGCAGGATAAATAATGTTTATGCAACTAATATTTTTCCTTATAGTTACTGGGTTTTTGGGTAGTAAAGCATACAGGCTATACCTAGAAAATAAGTATCTATCTAAGCACTTACGTGAACGAAAATGAGGACACGTAAGAAAGAACTAGAGGCTATCGCAGATGTCCTTGAACAGGAACATCACGATGTCGTGTACCTGGCAGAGATTATCTGGAAGATGATAGATGACATGCGCCGTGACCGTGAACTCTACGTAGTAGGTGTGAACTATCAAGGTGTAGGACAGTTTCTATTTGGACCTTATGAGTCAGATGCAATGGCTACTAAAGACTACGAGGGACGAGGTAACATCCGTGCTCTCAAGCAGGGCGATGTAGCCAGGGTATTTAAACTACTTGTACCTACCAAAATCTTTGATGACGGTGAGGAGCAAATACAAGGGGACTTGTTTGACATAAGGTAAAACTTATGGAAAAATAAGTATGGCTGTCGTGGTTGAGCGGTGATTTTTTCACCTCCATGTTTCATCACTGCTCCCACGACACGCCGTGTACGATTTGACAGACACAAAAACATGGACTATAACTTAACAACACAACAACATAAGTTCTGCTAAGGCAGAACCAACAATAGGTTCGCCCTTAAAGGCGAACATAAGAAACAGAGGTAGAAATGATTAAGGTGAATGGGTACGAGTTACCCGTACACGTTAGCCATAGCCAGATAGGTACATACAATTCTTGTGGTTACAAGTATTGGTTGTCCAAGGCTTTGGCTGTCCCTGAAGGACAGACATGGTGGTTGGCTGGTGGTGTTGCTGTTCACGAAGCAACCGAAGCCTATGACCGTCAACTATGGGAAACCGAGGGACGATAGCCATGTGCTTTAGTACCATTTGCCATAGAGTAAACAAGAGATTAGAAAAGGCTTACGAAATACTTGAAGCCTTAGAAACTTTACACACATCTAAGCGTGTATTAGTTGATGACTTTCGCCGTGTCCTTTGTGTGCACTGCTCAAGTGAGGGTGGCTTAGTAGATTACCCATGCCAAACCATACAGATAGTAGCAAGGACAAGAGATAATGGCTAAGATGAAACAAGAGGAACTAACCCTCACACAGGCTACGCCTGAGGAGTTGTGGTTACAGTACTGGGAAGATAACTTAACCCGTCAGCGTGCCGTACAGGGGCAGGAAGACACATCACAGTGGCGTGCTGGTGGACGTGCAACCATAGCCAATCCCAACAAGGAAGACGGGGACTGGTGGAAGTCAAACGGTTTAAACATGGTGAACAACTGGGTTAACTTCCGCAATGCGGAACACAACCTAGAACTATGGGTCACACCTCAAGGTGTACCTGCCATTGAATTGGTGTTCAACATTAACCTTGATGATGTCATGGTTAAGGGTGCACTTGACCGCATGATGGTGCTACCTGACGGTAGCCTTGTGGTACTAGACATTAAGTCTGGTGCACGTATGCCTTCATCAGACTTTCAGTTGGGTATCTATGCGGTAGCCATGGAGGAAGTGTTCGGTGTCCGTCCCAAGTATGGGCTATACTGGGATGCACGTAAGGGAACAACATCAGAGTTAATCAACCTAGATAAGTGGACACGTGAAACGGTGTCAGAGATTGTAGGAATGTTTGACAAGGCTCGGAGGGCTGGTATCTTTATACCTAACTTTGACCACTGCAAGATGTGTAATTTTAGTAACGATTGTAAGTATCAGAATGGAGATAAGTAATGGAAAAGAACTACGTTGTAAACGTAAAGACAAGCAAGGGCACAATCATCACAGCACGTGGTGACAGCGCCGAAGAGTTAATCGCTAACGTCAATGACTTGGTAGCACAGGGTGGACCTGATGCAATCAGCACACTGGAAGAAGCATTCACTGGTGTATCAACACCACGTGTACTAGCAACTGACCCAGTGGCTATTGTTCAGGCATCCCTAGGTGGCGAAGTTGTTGCGGAAGTACCAGCATTTGCACCTAAAGCACCACCAGTAGCAGTATCTGCACCAGCAGGTAGCGACAAGATGTGCATTCACGGTGCAATGGTTAAGCGAACAGGCAACGGTGCTAAGGGAGAATGGCGTGCATTCTTCTGCCCAACACCTAAGGGTACAGCAGACCAGTGCTCCCCAACATTTGCTAACCGCAACACACCAGAGTGGAACAGTTTCTAGGACTTCGGGTACTAGAAAAACATAACTGAATAAAGGTCTGTCCTGCTGGAGGGGAAGCCAGTCAGTACAGATAGGGGTGTAGGTCCGAAAGCCTACTTACTGTGCAAGTCAGTACATCCCACGCTTAACAAGGAGGAACAATGAAAACATTAAGCAGGTCCGTAGGACGTTCAGACATTGGTGGCGAACCAATGCCGTCAGTCTTTCGTACGTTTGAACAGAATAAGATTATCTTTAGACGTTCAGAGGTATCGTTAATTGCTGGCACACCAGGTGCAGGTAAGTCAACACTTGCCCTAGCACTAGCCTTGCGTATGCAAGCACCAACACTGTACGTATCAGCAGATACCAATGCTCACACCATGGCAATGCGTTTGTATTCCATGATTGAGGGTGTGTCACAGACAGATGCAGAGAAGATTATCTCAGAGCAACCTGACTTGGCTAGGGAAAAGTTGGCACAAGCACGACACATTTACTGGTCATTTGATTCATCACCTAGTTTAAACGACTTAGATGATGAGGTTACAGCCCTTGAAGAAACGTTGGGCGATAGCCCAGCACTGATAGTTGTTGACAACTTGATGGACATTAACATGGATGGTGGTGAAGAGTTTGGTGCTATGCGTAGTGCGCTCAAGGAACTTAAGTATCTGGCACGTGATACGAACGCCGCTGTTGTGGTACTGCATCACACTAAAGAAGGATATTCTGGTACGCCATGTCAACCTAGGTCAGCAGTCCAAGGTATGGTTAACCAACTACCAGCCCTCATTCTTACGGTGGGACAACAAGACGGAATGCTTGGTGTTGCCAGTGTCAAGAACCGTTATGGTAAGGCTGACCCTTCGGGTAATAGCCCAGTGTGGTTGCAGTTCTTGCCAGAATATATGTTCATTGCAGACTTAGAGGATGCTCGGTGACATTTGATTACGTAGCATCTATGACTGAAGGTCACAAGTATGGTGACATAGTTGCAGAACGCTTACGTTTAAACGGTGTACGTTGCACCGTGCCTGACCTGTACATAGTGCAGTCACGTGAAGAGATACCAGAGATGACAGCCACCGAGAAGGACATCATCCTTGATGATTCAGGTGAGTGCCTTGAGGTTAAGTCACGAAACATAGAGTTTACTGAACTAAAAGATTTCCCTTGGGGCAACATCATAGTTGATACGGTGTCAGGGTATGAGGCTAAGTTGCAGAAGCCATACGCCTACGTCATGGTATCTACCAAGACTAAAGGTATGTTTGGACTACTCACATCTACAAAGGACAAGTGGGTAGGTAAGCAACTGCACGACAAGTACCGTGGGCATGACGATAACTTCTACGTTGTTGACATAGAACATTGCATACCATGGGAAGAACTTGTAGTGTTCATTAAGAACTTAGAGGAGGAACAATGGTGGAATGGTTAATTATACTGGGGCTAGTTGGTATCCTCGCACTACTTATGTACATGGACAGAGATGATTATTAAATGGAAGGCAGACATATATCCCGTGTGTTCTATGACGGGGAACAGTACGTATCCTTCTATGAAATTATCAAGACTATACGTGATATAGGTGATGACTTCTGCGAGCAAGACTTACATGAAGCGTGCAGTGCACTAGAGTGGGTGGCTGAACAGTTACAGTTCTCAATGATAGCGGATGGGATAAGACATGAACAAAAGTAAGATAAAGGGTACATCTGCCGAGACTGCTGTTGTTAACTGGCTTGTAAGCAAGGGACGTAAGCACGTTGAGAGACGTGCACTCAACGGTGTCAATGACCGTGGTGATATCGCTGGTTTACCTGCCGTTGTTATAGAGGTTAAGAATCACAAAGAGATGAAGTTATCTGCATGGCTCAAGGAACTTGAGGTGGAGATGGCTAATGACAAGGCTGAGACTGGCGTTGTTATACACAAGAAGACAGGAACACTAGACGTTGGCAAGTGGTACGCTACTATGCCAGTGTCTGAGTGGTTTAAACTACTGGAGGAAGCAGGATACTAATGGATGAATTGGTTAAAGAAGAAGAGATATGTAAACAGTTACTTGAATTGGCTCAAACACCTGAACAAGTGCAGTACCTAACCACAAGTAATCAAAGCGTATTGCTCAATAAAGTGCAACAGTACAAAGCAGAGGCGGAAAGAGATTATCGCACTGCCGTGGAGTTAGCAAAGATTAACAAAGCCAAAGAAGAAGCATACTTAAAGGCACTTGTTGAGTTAGCAAAGGGCGTGTACTACAACGATGACTACTAAGCACAGCATACAACCTGTGCTTGAGCACTACGGTGCAACGAATATACGTGAAACATGGGGCTGGCAAAAGATTAGATGCGTGGTTCACGAGGATTCAACTGCATCTGCTAGTGTCAACGTAACAGAAAACATATTTGCATGTCATGCTTGCGGAGTTAAGGGTGACACCTATAAAATAATTATGGAGAAAGAAGGAGTGGGATTTCGTGAGGCTATCACAATCGCAGAAACAATCACTGGCGAAAGCCGTGGCAACATACAAGGCAAACATTCATCTAGCCGAAGGGTATCTAGCCAAGAGGGGATTATCTCTAGAAGACGGGGCTACAGCCCACCTCGGAGTAGTCGCAGAACCTCTACCTAGTCACGAGGCATACGTTGGTCGCTTGGTTATTCCGTACATCACACCAACAGGTGTGGTTGACATTAGGTTCCGTAGCATGGACAACAGTGAACCCAAATACATGGGTTTACCAGGGACTTCTACCCGTCTATACAATGTAACAGCACTACAATCAGCAGGAGATTTCATTGCGGTATGTGAGGGTGAGATTGATGCAATTACTTTGCATTACAAGTGTGGTATCCCTGCTGTGGGTGTACCTGGTGCGAACTCGTGGAAGAAACATTACTCACGCATCCTCCAAGACTTTGAGACGGTCTATGTTTTTGCTGACGGTGACCAACCAGGGTCGGACTTCGCAAAGAACCTCGCCAAAGAACTCTCATCAGTAGTAACATTGCAGATGCCAGAAGGTGAAGATGTTAATTCAATGTACCTATCACAAGGGTACGACTATCTAAGGAGCAAGGTGTCAGCATGAGCCATATGAAGGATGAGTGGGATGACTACGTTCAGTCAGGAAGAGATAACGTTTCTGATTGGGAGGCTTTCGGAGATGGGCTTAAAGATTTCCAGAGTTGGCTTAACAGAGTCAAGGGAGACCTTAACATTGGAGATAACAAGGATGCCTTTGCGGTAGACGATGACTGCATATGCGAAGCGTGTGTCACCTTTACCGCATGGGATGACCTATACCCTGATGACTTTGAGTTAGATTCCCTTGATGTGTATGAAGAACTGTGGGATATCCTAATCAAGAAGCAGAATGATTATGGTCCTAACAACATCCGCAATGCGCCAGGTGGTGCGCTTAACGGTCTACAGGTACGGCTATACGACAAGATGTCACGGCTGATTAACCTTATAGAATCAGGGGCTAAGCCAGAGAATGAGTCCCTTAGGGATACGTTTGTGGACATCGCCAACTATGGGGTTATTGGTGTTATGATTTTAGATAACACGTTCCCTGAGGCGAAGGACTACAATGAAAGTTAAAGTTATTGTAAGTGACCTGCAAGTTCCATACCATGACAAGCGTGCTGTTGCTAACGTAGCCAAGTTCATCAAGGCGTTTAAACCTGATGACGTGGTATCTGTTGGTGATGAGATGGACATGCAGACTATCAGTCGCTGGTCTATGGGCACACCAATGGAGTACGAACGTAGCATTGGTCGTGACCGTGACGCAACTGTTCAGGTACTAGAAGACCTACAGGTTACACACATGACACGTAGTAACCACACTGACCGTTTATACAACACAATTATGAAGCGAGCACCTGGTCTACTTGGTGCACCTGAGTTTGAGTTAGAGAACTTCCTTCGGCTAAAAGATTTAGGCATCACTTACCACAGCAAACCGTGGGAAGTTGCACCTAAGTGGCTGCTCTTACATGGCGATGAAGGTTCTGTGAATCAAACTGGTGGGCAGACAGCCCTTGGTTTGGCTAAGAAGACTGGTATGTCCGTAGTATGTGGTCATACACATAGAGCAGGACTACTGCACTACACCGAATCCGTATCAGGTGTATCAACCCGTACCATCTGGGGACTTGAGGTTGGTAACTTGATGGACCAGAAGAAGGCATCCTACCTAAAGGGTGGCATTGCCAACTGGCAACAGGCTATTGGTGTGCTATACATTGACGGTCAAAAGGTTACACCTAAACTCATACCTATCCACAAGGACGGAACGTTCGTTGTTGATGGAAAGGTGTGGGGTAAATAGTGTGTAACCAAATGGAAGATGCTGGTCGCATCCGTCAATTACAAGAACAACAAGTCTCTGACTACTACGACATGGTACAACAGATAGCCAGCGAGTACCGTAGCAAGTACAGCATGGTAGAACGTGCAGACATTGAACAAGAACTATGGCTATGGTTTGCTGAGCACCCCAACAATATCGCTAGGTGGAAGTTGGAGCAGGACGAGAAGTCCTGTGACAAGTTGATTGCTAAGTCCCTACGTAATGCTGCACTTGATTACTGTGTCAAGGAGAAGGCGGTAGCCGAAGGCTACAACGCAATGGATAACTTTTGGTACAGCAAAGACTTTGTTAAGATGCTTATTCCTGGTGTACTCACGGATAACTGGGAGAAACTAGAAACAGCAATGACCAACATGGGTCGTAGCACCAAGGCTCCATCGGAGTCTGGTGACTGGATGGCTTATGGCGCAGACATTCGTCATGCGTTTAGTAAACTAGATGAGGTGGAACAGAACCTTGTGTTTTTGTTCTATGCTCAGGATGTAGACTCAACACAGTTGCATGAGGATACTAATAGTGAACGACCAACTGCTAAGGCTACGGCTATGGCTGCTAATCGTGCATTGAATAAGATAGTAAGAAACCTTGGTGGCTTCCCACCATTCAAGGATGATGATAACGAGGAGGAACCAAATGATATGCAAGAACTGTCGTGATGCAGGAGATGCCAGTAAGATAGACATGGCTCAGGTATCTGCCATGCTCCATGCTAAGTGCAACTACATTGGGTGCTACTGTCAGCACAAAATTTAGACATAAAAAATAACCCCCCTTGGATTTCTCCTTGGGGGGTTATTACTTTATGAGGATGGAACTTCTTCTGGCAAGGATTCACCAGGTTGCCACCACTTGAACTGACGGTTAGATGAGGTACATCCACTGCCACCCATGATTTTGTATTGGACTGTCATAGGGTAATTACTTTTGGTTTCCCATAACAACGTACCGTTCCACACCTTGATACCTTTTGGGTATGCGTAGGTGTTAGTACCTGTTGTGTCCAACTTACCGTTAGGTAGGTTTCTTGCTAGTCTCATCTTGACGTAGCGAGGTTTCTTCTTGCACTTCATGTGCAACTGTGCAACCCATAGGGTTCGCTCACCGTTTAAGGTGAATGAGTTGCCACTACTAAATGGAATATTAGTCCACTTGTTAGTGCGTAGCGATACCGTACTCTCATCCTTCTTTAGTTTGCTTGCACCTGCATCAGCCTGTGACGAAGACAACATGAGAACGAGAGCAGTACTTAGAGATACCGCTACTATCTTGCGAAGCAATTAAGCCTCTGGTGTTGCTGGTTTCTTGGCATCGCCAATGATTTTAGCAGGGTCTAAACCGCCGCCACGCTTCCAACCTGGACCTGCTTGTAGTTCCATGTGAAGATGGGGACCTGTGACATTGCCTTCTTTCCCAACCTTACCGATGAAGTCCCCAGTCTTTAGCACCTGTCCGACCTTCACCTTGTATGAGTTTAGGTGAGCGAATAGCAGGTGACCGCCTTCAACCTTCATCAAGACTGAGTGCTGTCCGAAAGCAGCACCCCATACCTGACCAACCTTTACAACCTTGCCATCGCATGGAGCAACAACGATTGCACCTACTGGTGCTGCGTAGTCCACTCCTTCGTGGCGTCCTGAGGACCACATGCGTCCCTTGACTCCAAAGGCAGTTGTGACCTTATACTTTGCATCTTGCATTGGTGAAGCCATTAGTCTTCATCCTCATCTCTTAGTGGTATTGTTACTAGCCATACAAGAAAACCAGATATTACTAGGATTCCTGTAACCTTCTTGGCTCCGCCGTCTAACGTAAAGTAAGCAATGGCGAGTCCGACCAAGGTGTATGTCTCTGCTGTGATTTCTTTCAAGTATTTCTTTAGCCGTTTAAACAACTACTTAAGTCTCCTGACTTGGGCTAACTGACCTAAGATAACGGCAGCAACTACGACACCCTGAGATTCTTCTCTCTCTTCAGGTGTCATGTCACTACCAATAGCCATGATTGCCTCAGCAGCCATTGCAATCTGTACGGCACCAGGAACGTTTTCTAGGTAGGTTGGTAGTTCTATATCAACCTCGGCTAGAAACTCCTCTACGGGGCTTACAGGGGCAGGAACAGCCATTGTAGGCTGTGGTTCTGGGGTTATTTCTGGGGCTAATTCTATCGTAGGACTAGGGGAAGGGGTAGGCTCAACTTGTACAGGTTCTTGTACAACTTCTGGAGTTGGTACTACAGGTACTGGTACGACACTATCCTGGGAAGGGGATGGTGTAGGCTCAGCGATAGGGGTAACGGTTGGCGTTACCTCTGGTTCTGGAGTGGGTGATTCTGATTGAGTAGGTTCAGGTATTGGCGTTGGCTCTGGGTCCAGAGTTGGTTCAACGCTTACGACTGGCTCAGGGCTAGGACTTGGCACAGGTTCTAATACAGGAACTATGCCATTGTACCAACGCAGTGGAGAATCTAAAGGTAGGTTATCTCTTACATAAAGAGTGTAAGATTGTGCGTAGCCACCTTCACAAAACAAGCGAGGTATCTCGCCTTTACCATCAAAGAATTGGTTGCTATTATCCCAGCCAATAGAAAATGTTTGTTCTGTTCCATCGTCTCTACCACAAGTAACTTCAGCAATAGCCTGTTCGGCAAATGCATTGGTTGGTGTGAACACCATGAAAGAACCTACAATAAAAGAAACAATCCCTAAGCGGAGTTTCCTTTTCAATTACTACTTAGACTTCTTCTCGTTTGCTTTGGCAAAGGAGTCGTTGATTTCTTTGTCATCTAGTTTGCCGTCAGTTAGGAACCCACGTGCTAGGGATTCTGATACAACTGCAACACCCATGATTGCTGCTAGGGCAGCAGACTTCCATGTATCAATACCAAGTAGTGCACCAGCACCAAGGGTACCCATTACAGATGCAATAACTACAGCCACCATGCGACCAGAGATATCTTTAATTTGTTTCTTGCTCATTTATAGTTTCCTAACTGTTACCAGCAACAAGCCACCAAAGCCGTTGCCGTTTTTATCTGGGGAAGATTCGTTAGTGAAACGAACCTCTTCAATTATTCCTTGGTATTGTTCGCCAGTACGGTAGTCAACAATGTTTACAAACCTACCTGTTTGTTCAATAGCCTCAAGGCGTTGGATAGTAGAGATTGCTCTACCTTCATATCCAAAGATTGAGTTAAACTTATCCATTTCATTGTCATAACATGACAGTGGATACTGGATTAGTCTCTGACGTTTAGCGGCAGGTAATGCTTTAATCTGGTAAGCATTAAGCACTGGCACACCAGCATCATCGGTTACGTTATTGAACACAAACTTAAAAGATACAAGTTCTTGAGCAGCAGATAGAGTTCCGATAAACACATCTTGGTTACTTAAACCAGCGCTAAGGGTAGCAATAGATGACTCATTGCCTTGGTCGTTAATGGTGTAAGCAATAATGTTATCGCCTTGACCAGTGTTACATTGCACATTGATGTAACGGAAGAACTTAGGTTCAACCGTACCGTAACGTATCTTGCCCGTCTGTAGCCAGCCACTTGCACGCTTCTGACTTAACTTCTCTGTCTGGATTTCTCCAGCATCTCCACCCTCATTGACTATGATGTGTAAACGGTCTTCAGCAAATAAGACATCTGATGCGTATGAGTCTTCATTTGATTCATACTGCAAGTCATAAGCATAAGCAAAGGTTCCATCACTAAACTGTTGCGACAGGTCAATGCGGATAAGAATTGCATTGTCAAATCCGTTGTCACCTGCAACGCTCGTTGAAGCAAAGACGTAGTTACCAGTGGCAGTAAATCCAGTTACTGGGAACTCAGTCTCAACTAACAGTGGACCAAGAACTAAAGAACCGTCACTGTTTGACTGAGCAATACGTATACCTTTATTGGTGCCAATAGCCATATAACCTAGGTAGTATTGCATAGATTTAACAATTTCACCATATGGTAATTGAATTACTTGAACGGCAGACGCAACGTCAGGTGTTAATAAATCAGGGTCAAATGGTATTGCCCAGATTTCTGAATCAGAACCTGCATAACCACCAGCGTAGATAAACCTATCTCCACCTTCAATGGTGTTCCAAACAAAGTTAGGATTAATGTGCCTCTTTAGATTTGGTCCAGATGTAGGCAAGGTTGAGCCACTTGTGCTGTGACCAGTAGTTACCAAAGGGTTTGCTACTGGAATATGGTAAAGGTTTTCAGCCTCACCAAACATTAAGTAACCCTTAACATACTTAATGGAATGCAAGCCACCAGTAGAATGACGAGCAATCACTACATCTGAACCAGTGCCATCAATGTTGCCTACGTGAATTGCTAAATTACACACAGCAAAGTAACGAGTACCATCAGAAGTTATAGCCTTGAATGGATTGATTGGTTGTCCAGCAGCATTGTGACCAGTGGCTAAAGTGTAGTTGGCTGTAGATGCAGCGGCATCACCATTAAGAGTTAACTTCTTTAGGATACCAGCACTGTCACCTGAGACAATGTAGTCTGTTCCACCTGCTGATTCACCAGCAACGGCAATAATTCCATTGGCACCAGTGTAAGAATGAAACACATCGTTTAATAGTTTGGCTTCGCCAATAGTCCACACATCAATGCCACGACTATCAGCAAACCTATGGCTTACGTGTTGATAATCAGTACCTGGTTCATAGAACGAAATACCTGCACCGTTATGCCATGATGTCTGTGAGCGTAGCCACCAACCAGTAAGCGACTGCTCACCAGGTTCTTGACTGTTATCAAACTGGTCCTTACGGTACTGAGCAGTTTCACGGCGGTATGGGTTTTGATTTGACACATTAACAACAAAAGGAATGTCATCAATGGTTAAGTCATATGCCGTATCTGTCAGCGTAAAGGTTGTAGGAGCAGTGAAAGCAGAGATATCTAATGGGATATCATCTGTAATGTCGTGAGGTGTAGTCACCTATACTCCTTAGTGCTTGATGATGAAGTTAACAACAGTGGATGGTTGCATGTTGTTATGTGCTGCTCCGCCACCTTGCGCTTGAATAGTGTGACGGTGGTTAATATCAGTTCCGTGAATACCGTGAGCGTGACTACCAGCACCGTTTGTACTTGTCTGAGTTTCAGTTCCACCAGATGTATCTGGACCCGAAGCAACACTGCCAATAGAGCCAGTACCAGCATGGTCGTGAGTTTGAGCGCCAGACCACTTGCTAGTTATAGAATGAGTATGGTCTCCTACGCCGTCCATTCCGTGACCGTGACTTGCGTTGCGGTCCATGAAGTGAGTTCTGTTTGTAAGACCAAGACCATCACTAGCATCAAATGGATGGTTATGCGAAGGCATCTCGTCAACTGAAAGTGTATGAGTTTGAGCACCAAGTTTTGCGCCAATGGTTGTTCTGTCAGTTAAACCACTACCAGCACCCCAACCAATAGGAGCACGTCCCATTAGGTCTGGCACGTTAGCGCCAACTACAGCAGCAAGAGCAGGATAACTAGCAGTTGATTGACCATTACATAGCAACCAACCAGTTGGTGCAGCGTTTGCACCGTACATAACAATAGTTCCAACTGGAGTGTTACCAAACAAAGTATTTAATTGTGTTTGAATTGCGGATGTAACACCGTCAGTGTAGTTAAGTTCAGTAGTGCTGGCAGTAATACCATCAAGAACATTTAACTCTGTAGATGTTGCAGTTAATGCAACATTTTCATTTACCTTTGGTGTAGTTAAAGTTTTGTTAGTAAGTGTCTGTGTGTTAGTTGTGCCAACTACAGCACCAGTAGCACCGTGTGCTTCGGTAGCACTCATATGGTCATGCGGTTCCTGCAAGTCACGACCAGTAATCATGTGCTTTACAATGTCACCCTGTGTATGGGTTGTTGGAGTTGTACCTTCTTGACCACGAGCAATCTTGTAAGTTGGTTCTGACACACCAGTCTGGTCTGCTAGTACTGTTACAATTTCTTCTTTAGCAGTGTCAGGATTAATGACAAGGGTAAACGGTGGCGATGGTAAATCGTCAGTGTTCTCTGATAAAGTTAACTGGTCTGCAGATGAACTTGTGATATCATTGGCGAGAGTCTTAACTCCAGCAATGGATGAGTAATTACGTGCCATGATTTACCTATCGGGTGAAGTGAATACGGATTGGATTACGGTCATTAAGTTTTCTTGCTTCTTCGGCTAGACGCTTGTCGTAAAGAGCAAGTAAGTATTTGGATGCGTTAGTACCTGCACCATAGGAACGACCAGCAATCTGTGACTGTTGGTCAGACTCAGCAGAACCAAAAGTCAAGCGACCTGGGTCAATGAATGATGCTAGACGTGCAGTAGCACCTAAGACGATGACATCTTTGCAAGAGATAGGTAGACCTGTAACAATCTCAAAGTCATCATCGTTTGCATCCATTACGGTAGGAGCAGAGGTATAGAATATTTGGACAGTGCGACCAGACTCAACACCAGATAGCAAAGTAATACTATTTTTAGAATTAAAAGCATCAACATTAGCCATAGGGTCAATCCGATACCCACGAACAGGAAGCCATTCTTTAGAAGGACCAGTAGTTTCATAAGATACTCCAAGAACTGTTTCAACTTCATCAGGCAAAGCGTAAGTAGATTTGGATGGAGAGAACGAGAAGGTGTGTGTGCCAGTAGTGTATAGGTCTGGGAATGTAGCAAGTAAAGTTTCGTTAATTGCATCCTTAACATCCACAGACGGGAAGGTAGGAGATACAATTACACGTGCACCATTCTGGTGCGTTGATGCAGATGTGCCGTTGTAACCACGACCATAAGGTGGGATGCTGAGCACACCACTGTTGCGGTCATAAGAGTCTACATAGATTAATTCGTCATCAATCTGGATAATTCCTGAAGAGATGTTCTGTGCAGAGGCAACAGTAATGCTAGTTGCTGTTGCATTAACTGCAGCAGTAAGATGTGTCTGACGGTCTTGACGTAGCGTAAACCCTGCTAGTTTACGTACGACCTCATCAGTCATTGAACCGAATGTTGCCATTACCATTTAACCTTATCTGCCCAGTATGCTGCGCTCATCTTGCCTTTAGCGATGTTCTTAGCGTGACGGGCTTTAAACGAAGCCTGTCTTGCGGTAGGTTGTCTATCACCCGTCACACCTTGTTGACCAAAGCGAATAGTCTTAACCTGTGTACCTTCTTTAGCCACAACAACGTGTGACTTTGTTGGATGTCCAGGTGTACGCTTCGGCTTGTTGTAGCCAGAAACACCTGCACGTGCTAGTCGTGGGTCCTTCTTGACTGCCATAATTACTTCCCTTTTTTCTTCATGTTCTGACGGTAAACTTTTTCGTTTCTGTTAGCCTTGTCACGTGCTGCTTTTCCAACAGCGACAGTTCCAACTACAGTTGCAGCCGTTTTTACTTTAGGGTTGCTGGCAACTTTCTTCAGGTCCTTAGCAGCAGGTGAGTTCTTGATGTTCTTAACTACACCACCACCGCTACGCATACCGCCGCCGCTACCTTTACCGCCACCTACTTGACGTTGACCTGGCATATTATTTACCCTTCTTGGTTGACCGTGGCATAGCAGGAACTGCTGGAACCTTCGGCATGTTGTAGTTAACCTTGTCAATACCCTTGTACGAACCAGGCATCTTAGGCATTTCGTGTTGATAGTTTACGTGGTTGCATCCACAGTTAGCACACATTATTTCTTACCCTTTTTCTTAGACATCTTTGCTTCGCTCATTGCAATAGCAACGGCTTGCTTGCGAGACTTAACAACAGGTCCACCCTTACCAGAGTGCAGTGTGCCAGCCTTGTATTCTTTCATTACTTTTTTGACTTTAGCCTGTTTAGCAGCCTTAGAGCGCTGAGCCATATGCGTGTCCTGTCTTGTCGCTTACATCCATAGCCTTACGAATCTGGGCTGTGGAAGTTCCATCTGGTTGTATACCTTGCTTACGTGCTTCACGGTATAGACTTAATTCGTTGTTCCATTTTTTGTTTGTCCAACCGTTATTAACCAAGTCACCCTTGGCATCTCCAGTTGACATCTGTATGTTTGATGCCCTTAGGCAATCACCCCAAGAGTCGTGGTCTTGGGTTGGACATCCGCTTCTACAAGCCATCCTTGTAATCCTTTACCGTTTGGTGCATGATGAACTCATAGTTTTTAACTAGACGTTCATCGTCTGGATTAAGTTCAACCGCTTTACGTGCGTACTTTTTAGCAGAACCCTTCTTACCTAGGTTCCAACACGCAATAGAAAGCAAGTCGTACATTCTCCATGGCATTGATTGGTCAGCCACATAATGATTATGAGACTCAAGGGAAAGTTCAGTTACTTTAATTGCTGCTTGGTAGCAGTGGTTCCACATCTTACGTTCGTAATAGTAGAAAGCCAAAGGCATCCAAGCCTCTAAGTCATCTGGTGCTTCTTCAACATTGCGTTGATACCAGTAAAGACCTTCACGTTCGTTACCTAACTTGCAATAGGCTTCGCCTATACCTCGCCAAGTCTGAGCACGTTCAACATTCCAGCCAGGGATGTCTTCCAACTTCTTGCCCACATCTATAAGTTTCTGCCACATACCCTTGAAGTAATACTCACGGGATAGGTAGACAATCATGCGGTGGTCAGTTGGGTCTTCTTGATGTCCAAGTTCTAACAGTGGTAGATAGCCACTACGTGGTTTGTCATCATCTGGTTTATGAGTAACCAAGGTTTCAACAACTATTAGTTTTTCTGGACCATCGGTTTGAATAACCTCGTGGCAAGGGTAACGCCACTTGTATCCATGTCTAGCATGGACACGGTTATTGTTAGCCCAGATGTTTCCTGTGTCCCACATGACCCAAGCCCTGCCATTATCTGGCTTCCAGGCTTCCCTAATCTTGTCAAAGAAGTCAGGGTCAGGTATCTCGTCCATATCCAGGGAGACACACACGTCCACGTCAGATGGCACTAAATCTAGAGCCATATTTCGTGCGACATCAAACCTAAAGTCGCTTAGCGTAACTCTGTGGGCTTCTATGCCATGTTCTAGAAGTAAGTCATAGGTGTTGTCAGTTGACCCAGTATCTAGGACAATTCGGACATCAGCACCTTTGGTGGCTTCTGCCCACCGCTTGACATGCTTGGCTTCATTAAGGGCTATGGTGTAAACTGCAATCTTCACACCGCAACCCTATCATACTATGGACGTAAAGACGAACGATTAATTGCTACACCCTTACAGCAGTCTGCGTATGATTCACAGTCCTGTGTTGGGCATCCTGTTCTACAAGCCATTGTTAAATTCCTCTGGGGTATTACCTTGTGCCAACCACTCTAAGTAAACTTGATAGTCAATATTACTTTCGTCTTGTGGAATAATGCTAGTTACACTTGCTTCATCAGTGCGTTCAATGCGAAAACCCTCACGTTGAAAAACCAATACGTAAGAAACATTCATTTTTATAACTCCGCCTCCGCAGTAAATTGATAATACATACCACTAGCAGACACACCAGTAGATTCTAAATAAACTGAAACTGAACTTACTTCACTGTAACTAATGGTTTGATTATTTGATGAACCAACTCCAGGAGTAAAACGCACAACCCTATTTGTTGCATAGTTATTGTCAAAAACTACTAAAGTAGGTGTTGCTCGCATGGGTACAGGGAATCTAAATGGTGTAGCAACTGCACCCGTAGTTGCCGCATAACCTGCTGCTGCGTGAACAACGTCAACATTTGCTGTTCCACTAAATGGGGCTATGTTATAACGAGCAGATTTTTGATAGTACCTATGACACAGTGCTAACTCTGTACCAAAAGGACGTTGTTCAAATGGAGTAGCAATAGTGCCAACTTCAAGTTGCACCATTGCAATATCAAGAAAAGCATTGACAGCACCAGCCTGACTTTTAACTTCAAATTCAACGGCAAGTCCAAGTGCTGTTGATGTCGCTGGAATTGTTAAGGTCTGTGTAAATTTGGTAAAAGTAGATGTTGATAACTGTGCTGCCGTAATTGTTAAACTTGAGTTATCAACGGTGGTGTTGAATCTTGTTTCTAGTGTTGAAGTTTTTAGAACAACACCAGTATCTGCTGTTAAAGCACTACCTTTACGAAGCCAGTAAGAAAGAGTAACGGTTCTTCCCTTAAACTTTTTAACTACTGAAGTTTCTAGGTTAGTTCCAACTACCCACCTATTTGTTCCAGATGTACGAGTCATTCGCAGGAAGTATTCGCATCCTGGTATCAGCGCTGAATCAGCATCAACTCTAGTTACTGATGTTGCACCAACTGAATCGTTTACATGCCACCATCTATCGGCGGTATAAATGTTGTTAGCGCTAAAGGTTGTACCACGTTGCCAAACGTCAAACCCACCATTGATAATGGCATTACGGAAACCACTGATAGGAGTGGTAGTCATGTTGGCGTAGTTAGTTAGGTCAGCAGTGGACTGCGCTATGTCAATCCAGTTAGTGCCGTCATAAACAAATGCCTTTTTAGCCAACTGGAATCACATCCTCAATCTGTTGACCACAAGGACCGCAAATAACATTTCCAATATCTGCTTTAGTAACCTCAATGGAAATATCTTTGTTATCACATTCTTCGGTATGGCAAGTAACCATTGCTTGAATTAAAGTAAATTCTTCCATCATCCAGACCCACTTCCTGAAGTCATTTGTACTGCTATAAAGTAACCTTGCATACCAAGAACTCCACCAGTTGAGTAAGCATAAATCAATGCGCTAGAACTGCTTGATGCACTGGCTCTTGCCCAACCTTGATTTTGGTCTTGGGAAGTTGCAGTAACAATAGGAGTCTGAGTAAATCTTCCAGAGGTAAAAGTAACAGTTGTAGGTACACCACCGTAAGTGGAAAAAATACCAGCCTGAGTTCTAAATGGAATACCTGCTGCACCTGGAACTGGTCTGGCATCTAATGATGTTTGAAAGTTTGCAAGGTCTCTCGCTCTAGTCATTGTTATGCTCCATTATTGTAGCCGTAGATGCGGATGGTTCCAGAGGCATTTACTGATGGACCGCCACTAGCATTGTAATTAAAAAACTTAATTCCATCATATGCGGTAGCGGTAGTATGAACACCAGTAAATACTGAAGTTGAAGCAAAAGGACTGGATGATGCAACATTTATATTGTTTCCAGTAAATTTAGTCGCAGTGGAAATGAATGGGTTAATTACATCCATTGTCATCGTGCCAGATGTACTTTTAGCACCCCAACGCATATCGGTTAATCCTTCATTAGCATTATTGGATGCCGAACCAGCACTATTTAATCCAACGCCAGCACTTGCATAACCAGAAGTTGCTGGAGAACCACTTAAAAGTAGTTGGATTGCATTTTGCCCATTAGCACTTGTAGAAGTAAAGTCAACAATAATTCTGTACCAATCATAGAGCGAAGTAAAGCATCCATTAATTGAAATATCTGGCACTGATGAAAAAGTAATTTTTCCACCTGAAAGCAATGTGGCATTAGCAACAGATGTTGGGACAACAATATTTAATCCACCAACATTGCGGTTAACAAACCGAGCATCACTTTGAGTCTGTGTGTAAACATCAGCAACAGTGCGAGCAACTGCGCTAAAGATTTCAACAACATCATTGGCTACCAGTGCTGTAAGTCCAGTAACTGTAGTGCCAGTAGTTGCGGTGTAGTCTCCACCACGAACCTGCAACACACCGTTGATGTATAACTGTTCGTATCCTGGAGTGTAAGCAAGCGGTAGGGATGAATCATCATTACCTGACAAGGAAGTTTCTCCACCTGCCATTGTCTTACGCCAGCGTAGGAACTGTGCTGAGTCAACGCTTGGCACGTCTACATCGGACTCAATCCAAATGTCACCTGTAGCAGGTGTGGTAGGTGCAGTTGCTTGGTAACTTACTGGGGCTAGGACTGCTTCTTGCCCAATGGCAACCCATTCAGTGCCACTCCAAATAAATCCTGGTCTAGTTGTCACTAGTTACTCTTTTCTCGTTTGTGTCATTTTAATACTGCAATTCAATTAAGTAAATAACAGACCCTTGACCGCCACCAAATTGAACATAGGCATCATTTCCACCAGACGAGTTGAATTGAGTTTTATATGTAGTTGCTGATGTTGTTGCTGGACTATCTAAATGCATCATAAATACTTGTCCAACAACATTTCTTGACCCGTCACCAGTGTTAGCAATAGCCAAAACTGTCGCAAGTGTAGTTGAACCTCTAACGATTCTCAATCCAACAGAAATATTGGAAAAATCTTTACCAACACCTGACTGAGCAACTAACACTAAAATTTTATTGTTAGCATTTGTTGGTGTAATTGTAGCCGTTAAATTAGTGTCTACAAATGTTGTTGACCCATTTGCAACACCATTTCCAACAGTGCCTGTAACTATTTGTTTTATACCGCCAATGTTCAACCAAGATGAGCCAGTGAATGCTTCAACAATGTCTGCATCTTGACGATACGAAACCATACCTTCAGTCGGTGAAGGAATTGCTGTTGCACGTGCAGTGGAATTAGCGTATGTTTGCACACCCTCAGCCTTGGTTGCATAACCACTAGCAGCGTCTGTCTTAAGTAAGTAACCGCTAGGTGCGGAAGCATCAGCCTTAAGTAAGTAATCATTTTGATTAAGTACACCAGCAACAGCATCGCTATCTACCCATACATCACCAGTCTGTGGTGAGGATGGTGCAGATGCTTGATAGACAGCACCAGCAATAGTTCCCCATGTGGTGTTGTAATCAGTGCCATCAACTTTCTTTAACACTTGGTTGGCAGTACCACCAGTGGCAACGCCAGGACCAACAGCACCAGTTGGACCCGTTGGTCCAGTCGGACCAGTCGGTCCCGTTACGGTGCTGTCTGCACCAGTAGCACCCGTTGCGCCAGTAGGTCCTGTAGGACCTGTTGCTCCAGTGGCACCATCAATTCCGATAGTTCCATCTGCTCCCGTTGGACCAGTAGGACCTGTAGGTCCAACAACAGTTGAGTCAGCACCAGTGGGACCAGTGGCTCCAGTAGGTCCTGTAGCCCCTGTAGAGCCCGTAGGACCAACTACAGTGCTGTCTGCACCTGTAGGTCCAGTTGAACCTGTTGGTCCTGTAGGACCTGTTATGCCCTGCTCTCCTTGGATGCCCTGTACGCCTTGCGGTCCCGTAGGACCTGTCGCACCCGTAGGTCCCGTTGGTCCCGTACTACCCGTAGCCCCTGTGGGACCAGTAGAGCCTGTCGCTCCTGTTGCACCAGTTGGTCCCGTTGGACCAGTAGCACCAGTGCTACCAGTAGGACCCGTAACACCTTGGATACCCTGGATACCTTGTGCACCTGTTGGACCTGTAACTCCTCGGTTGCCCTGTGGACCTTGCTGGTTATCAACAATGACAACTGTTTCTTCTTCACCTTCAATGATGACGTTTGTAGATACAATCTCGTCTTCAATGATTACAACTACATCTGCCATTATCGTGTCACCTGTGGGGTCACAATAAAACGACCTTCCAATATACGAGTTACTTCTCCACCAGATGAAGTAAGTTCAATGTCATAAACCCAACGACCAGAAGGCACGGTGTTCATTGTAGTAGCAGGAACCGAGACAGATACACGACCTAAGTTAGTCATGGTTGCAGATGTTACATTAAGTAGGGTTGTGTTAGAAGCCGTGGAACGGCGTACCTGCATAGCAAAAGTATAGTCAGATAGATTCCATGGAGTACCATCTGTCTCAACTCTAAAGTTAAGGTTGAAGGTAGCACCTTGTTCGGCTACAATATTGTACTTACCACTCATAGTTCATCCTTAAGATGTAATGTAATGTGCTCATCTAAACGCTTTTCAATCCTGTCCACTGCACGGGCAATGTCTGGAAGACTACGACCACCATTAGCCGTGGGCTGGATAGGATATGTTTGTTCTTTAATAAAAGTCTGTAGTGGCTTAACTATTAACCACTTACCCAATGCGGCTATAATACCTATACTTAACGATACAACTGTCAATGATTCTATCAGTGTCATACCGTAGACACCTCATAGCCAGCCGCTTCAAGGTCATCTTTTTCTTCTTCCGTTACGGTGTATTCGTGTCCACCAAGGTAGACAACACTGGCTTGTTCTAAATCATCTTGCCAAGGGTACTGCTCTTCGTACCAATCATTACCAATCTTGTAGACGGTAATCCCACGCTTTAGTGTGTAC